TAGAGTTCTCTTTTAGCTCAATCTCGTGGTTTCTCTCAAGGATGTGGCTCAGTCCAAAGCCGCCGTTGGTCTCGTTGTTATGCTCACCGGCAAACAACAGGACAGGCACAGGCTTGTTGCCATCCATGATTACGCCAAACAGAGACTCGTATCTGTTGAACCTTTTATCTGGGAAGCGAACCGGCGCAGACACAGTAGAGAACCTGTTGATAATCGGCAGGCCGGTTCTCGCACGAGCCTCTTGATCTGGCGCACCAAGTATCGCTGGTGCCGGGGCAGATCTCCTGCTGTACTTGGGAAGGCTCTCAAACACATCTCTGGTCTCAGCCAGATCATCAATCTGTCCTTCTGTTAGATCGCCAAAGTTTGGCTCATCTATGTCTCGCGGATCTCCTCTGGCAGGCTCTCCTCCAACTCTGCCGTAATCTCTGGGACCCCGTCTGGATACGACATCTCCAGATAATTCTGCTTCGTCAATGGGAGGTTCAGGACTTTTAAGGCTTCCAGAATCGGGTCCTTCCCAGCTTGGAGGACGAAATCTTCCTTGGTCACCTGCTTCATTCATAATCTCCTGTCTGACCTGATCTATATCCATCAGGCCTTGTCTGTAATTATCCCATAGGTCATTTATCTTCTGCACATTCGCTGCATTAGATTTGAAAGATGGCAGGAACAGGCCACGGACCGCTTCCCATGTAATCGACTGCATCTCTCTGGGGAGCGTCCCCCTTCTCTCTGCCGCTCTTCTGTGGGCCTCAGCATATATTGCGTATGTACCCATAACGCCTGACGGCCCTGAGTTCGATGTACCCCCAAACCAATCAGACAGCTTTTCCTGCTGGGCAGGTGGCGGTGCCGTGCCAAAGTTGTGATGAACTTCTGTTGATGCGCCGCTGAGAGGTTTCAGATGAGCCGCTGCAACAGCGTGAGTGTCTATCGTAACATCGCCGTCCATCGAATTGGGCGCAATGATGTTGTTATAGAAGTTCCGAACCTTGTGCCTTGCTCCCATTTCAAGGGTCACGGACTCTGGGTCATTAAAGGCTTTAACAGCCTTTGTTATCTCTTTGTTTGAACCCCAGCCAACCTTTGACCTTTGACCATTTTTTGTTCTTGAGTATCCAAGATCTTCACCGTCTGGAGAGACGATCTGATATCCACGATCATTGTAAGTTTCATCATATATGCGGATGAACATCGCCTCTAGAAGTGGTGCATCTGCATATTCAGACAGAGGCATATTTCTGCCCTGTCTGAATATGATATTCAGCATGGGCTGATATTGTTCTTTTCCGTATATCCTTTGAGCGGTCCTCTCCATAGCCTTTGTTGGCTTGAAGTCCATCTTCGTTGCCTTGATGTCGATAACTCTTTCCGCTAGGGACACGTTCTTGTACCAGTCCATTTGAGGACTGAGAGCCGCCATGACACCAGCGACAGAGCTAACCGAGACGCCATACTTCTGAGCTATTTCGTTGGCAATTCTGTTGGCCCCCATGTACCAGAGCTTGGATCTCTCTCTGGTCTGCGGGTCCACGCTGTCGTAGACAAACACCAAATTGTCGGCAAGCCTGTCGGTCAAGACTTCGATGATCTGATCATCGGTTAGGGTCTCGGCTTCTTCTTCGGTGATGATGTTGTAGTTTCTGATTAACTCTGCCGCCCTTGCCTTTTGCCTTTCATTGGCAAGCAGGTCATCAAGTTGCAGTGTCAGATATTCTGCTACGCCGTCTTGTGTAGCGGACGCACCTTTAGGCAAACGCTGACTGATCCTGTCAACGTCTCTGCTGTCCACATTCGGGACAGATATCGATGCTATTCTTCGGGAAAGTTTGGGAGCCGGAGTTTCGTCAGGCTCCCTATCTATACGGACTCTGTCTACGTCCGCGTCTGTGTATACTTCTCTTCGTTCTTTATCTTGAACCCTGAGTTTTTCAAAGCCCTCAACAAGTTTTGCGTGATTTGATCTCGCGACATCTGCGAGTTCGTCTCTATAAACTCCGTCGGACTTGAGTCCTTCAATGCCTGTTGCTGTTTCGATGATTGCATTGTCAAAATCTCCGTTATTTATCGCTCCCAAGTCGGCAATCGCATCTTGATCGCCAGCACTAGCAACATAAAGAGCTTCTGCCTTGTCGTCAAGGATGACGCTGGCGTCAAGGACATAGAGGCCCTCTTCTGTGTTAAACCATCCCCCTGCGTAGGTTCTGATGTCTATGCCAACGCCCTTATAAGACTGCTGTAGCCTAAGTATGTTTTCGACCTGATCTAAAACGTCATCAATATCAAATTCTTTGGCCGAACTTTTCGTCTCTGTCTGCTTTAGGGGGGCTACCGCATACCCCACTTTAGGCGTAGGAGTTCCATCGATGGTCACGGTGAACCCATCTGGATTGCTGATTATGAAATCTTTTAAGTTGGTCAAGTAATCTTGAGAGCGACTATAGTCAGAGCGTCTGGACTGTTTTACATTCCCAGCCTGACCATGTCTGATAGATGTCGGCAGATCATCGCCAAGTATCTCAGCCACCTCCGACAATGTCGGGGCGTCATTGATACCATTCTCTCTGTTGATTCTGTTTACTTCGTCCCTTGACAGCCTTCTGGTCACCAGCATGTTGCCAGAGATAACCCAACTCTCTTCTTTGCTGGCGGCACCCTGACGATATGTGTAATGCCCCGCAAAAGGTATGCGGTCATTGATGTCAGCCTCGTTGTTCTTTATCTGACCTGCGCGACCAAGCCTTCTGTTTTCGGCGTTGTTTGCATAGATGCCCGCCTGACTTTCCGCAATCTCCTGCCAATTAGTGCCGTGAGAGTTATCGGGGACAAGCACCTCCACCCAAGCCTGATCATCTTCTCTGATCTTTAGTACCTTGCCGCCGCCTCTCCCAGTCTTGATCGACCTTCCATATCCAGCCTCAGTCAACGTCTTCACCTGACTGGGTGTAATCCTTATTTCCTTGCCTATGTGATTAGCAACAGGAAGGCTGCCAGCATGAAAACCGGGACGCGCTGCTACGCCTAAAAATTGAGTAGCAGTTGGCTTTGTTATGAAGCCATCGCGCAACAGTTGCTGCCTAGCCGCCTCGTTGGGTATGGGTATTAATACTCCGGTCCCTGATTTTTGCTTACCATCTATATTTACAGCGCCCTTAGACGGCACATAGAGCCTACCGTTATGCTCATAGGTCAACGGCATCACTGCCTCTACCCATTCGTTCATAGGTATTTCTGTCTTGGCGTCTACAAACAGCGGGAACAGTTTGTCCCCCTCTCCACGGGTCACAACCTTGTAGGCAACGATAGATCTATCTGGAGAGAATGTTCTTACAGATCTCTTGAAGCCATCATTGTTGTAGTTGCTGTATGGCTTTCTTGATCTCTCTCTTCTTCCGACCTTGCCTGAAGTGATGCCCTCAAATACGGCGTCTGCGTCCTTGAACCCAGCATCGTTGTAGGCTCCAAAGATCCGCTTGATGAACTGAACCATTCTGCCAAATAGGGTCTTGGGACGACCGGCCATCTTCAGCCTGCCGTCAGCGTAAGCCCTGAACATTTCGGCAATAGCCTCTTCCTGCTGACCCTCTGGGTCCAGATCAGGATACATATGCTCGGCACGGTCTAAGAATGTGTAGTCTCTCTGCTCTTTCTTGCCCCCTGTACGCTTGACATATTTACGAGACTCGGCAGCCTTCACCAGAGACTGATACTCAGCATCTGTGAACAGGCCCAGAGCCTTCATGGAGTGGATGATCTCGTGGTTCAGGACGCCAGCTAGACGCTGCTCAAGCACGGCGTCAGGGAGATTTGGATCGTATATCTCCATAGCCAGCGTGATGATACGCTTGCCATGTACGCCAGCCTCTTCCTGACCCTCAACAATAAACGCTCCGGTGGTCTCTGTGCCTTCGGCAAAGTCCAGTACGTTTGTGGTTGTAAGCGATACATCCGCGAGACCTAAGCCAGCCAGATATCTGCGTAGCTTGTTGGCTATCGTGTTGAGTTTTCTGTTATGCTCATCGGTGGGCATGGCCTGATCAGCTTCAGATACGGCTGATCTAGCTGCATTTGCCCTGACCTGAACGCTTGGCTTTGACTTAGGCCCAACAGCAGCCTGTGCGTTATTTACACCATTTTCTTGTGAACGCTCTCTAGCCCCAAGCTCCTCAACAAGTCTTTCTTGTGTATCAAGATTGAACTGTTCTCTAGGTGTGGAGACAGGCTTTCTCTTCATATCAGCAAGAACTACTTCTTGCTCTGCCTTGATCCTTCTGATCTCAGCTAGTTCTTTCTGAAGGGCCGCAAGGTTCTGCTCTGCCGGTGTTGGGGCAGCTTCTTCAAGTGTTTTGTCAGGCTGTACAGGGACATATATGAGATTATCAGACTTGTCTCTTCCAATAGGCTCTATGACGCCTTCTCTAGCCATCTTGTCTATAACGGCTTGAGCTTCTACAGGCTTTATCTTGAGTTCCCTGTGCAGCTTATTTTTGCTGACGGTGCCGTCTTTGTTTGTCGCACGACCAGTCTCGACGGCCACTCTGGCCGCCTCTAAGTTATCGATAACTTTTTGGTCTGCTTTCTTCTTGGCAGCCTGTTCGTCTCGCTGCTCTGGAGAAACATAAGCAGGCTCAAGTCCCGGCCTCTGCTTATGCTTGATTGTTTGGATTATTTCTCTTTTGCGCTCAAGATCAGGGAGAACCGCCTCTAACTCAGCAATGGTTGTTGGCGCACTGGCGTCTATATCCGATTTAGATCTGATCCTGCTGTTGCTGATTATAAACGCAACATCTTGAGGAAGATCAGACAACTCTATGGGCATCTCTCCAGCAGCAAGAATTTGCCGCTGTAAATCTGTTTGAGCTAACCTCTCCTCATCAGCATTGCGAACCTGATCCTGATCTGCGAGATCTTTTGCAAGCTGTGCGCTTTGCACTCTCGTCTGATTGATCTCAGCCTCTTCTTCAGGCTTTGTCTTTGGACCTGTAAGCTGTAGGCGGGGTGCCTCAAGCAGTGGCGTCTCTACACCCTCTGGGCCAGCGGTAGATGCCTTAGCCCTGTCAACCTGATCAAGGATCTCCTGACCCTCTTCCCTTTGATCAGACAGTAACTGGCCTCTAGATTTGAGAACCTTCTTTACGCGGCGTCCAGCGACAGTCTCAAGCAAGAAGTTGAACGTGGCACCAGCGCCACCACCGTAGATGGCATCGTCTTGATATGCACTTAAAGACAACTCAAGATCTGGGTTGTAAAGATTCTGCTCAATGAGATCTTGCAAGATTGCAGCGGTGACTTCTTGACCACCCTCTGCCAGACCAGCGACTCCTGCATTTTTGAGGCGCTTGCCAATAGTTTTGACAGCTTCTTCTTTTACATCCTTTGGCACCTTCTTGAGGATGTTTGCAACAGCACCGAATACTCTGCCAACAGGAAGTGCTTCTGTCGCGCCAACGGCACCACCCATTATTAGAGCAAGCTCTCTGTTGTCTACTTCTCCACCTTCCTCAAGAATCCTAGCAGTTCTGTCTGCTTGATTCTGAACGCCTAGAGCAACACCCATCGTGCCAGAAGACACTGTGCCTGTGGTACGCATGGCTTTTGTGCCGCCCCCTAGTAGACTAGCGGCCTTGGCCCCACCGAAATACGGAACCAAAAATGATGCGAGAGAACCTAGGGCCTGACCAGATTTGCCAGCCACATTGTCTTCTGGAGTCCCTATCAGATAGTCGATGCCTGATCTGGCAGCATTTGTGACACCCTGACCAAAGGCCTCTATCTCTTCTTCGCCCTGATCACCCGGCACATAGGACAGGCCAGCAGCAAGCAAAGAGGCCAGACCGCCGGGTATATCAGCAAAACCTCTGCCAAAGCCGCTGGCAAAGCCTTGCCCAAAGTCTATAAGATTGCCTGAGCCTGACTCAGAATCCACAAGCGGGGCTGGGGTTGTAGATATACCTTCAGCCTGATCAATGTACGCATTGATCTCAGCTTGTTCTGCCGGTGTTGGATTGTTGCCAGCTATAGATACGGAGTAGGTTTTACCGGACCTTTTGCTAGTAGCGTATATGACGCCCATGCCAATACTCCGTTAGCTGGCAGGAGCAGCGGATGTTGCTCCGGTGGTGAGTTCAGGAATACCTATAAATCTCTGCAAGAACAATCGTTCTTGGAGAAGTCTAGCCCTATCTTCATCAGCTAGGGTCATCCCGTCTGCGCCTCCCAAAGCCCTTTCTATTTGGCCCAAGCGTGTAACGGCATTGCCAGCATCAAAGGCATCCTTATCAGAACCTTTGGCCAACTTCGATCTGGCGTTGATGAGGTCAACAACACCTTCGTTGTAGCGATCCTGAGCCTCACGATATGCAGACAGGCCGCTGACACCAGCTTCACCGATTGCACCAAGCAATGTTGGCTCTTTGGACGACATCAGAGCAAGCCCAGCTTGAGCCAAAGCAAGATACTTGTCGGACTCCCTGTCTTTCTCCATTTTCCTCTGTAAATCCAGTATTTCCTGTTCAAGTGATGACGTTGTGCCACCTCTTTGGGTAGAATATGTCACGTTGCTATCTGAGTCGGTAGCTGTCTCATCATCACCCTCTCCCCTCTCAACCTCAGAAGACTCTGTTTCGGGAGCGATGGTTCCGGGATTAGGCTGTTTACTTTCTCTTTGCTCAGTAGCAGCCGCTTCTAGCGCAGCCCCCTCAGTGTTATCCTGACCAGCTTGCTCTGTTAATTGAGCGGCCTTGGCGGCGAGTTCATCTGCTTCCCGCAAAAGTCCAGCCGCAACAGATGGTGGAGCGGTTTCAGCTATCTTTCTAAGCTCTTCTTCTTTTGTCTTTGCAGCCTCTGCTTCTCGAATTTTTGTCTTAGCGGCCTCTACCGCATTATTTGCTTGTATATCTTTTTGCTGCGCCTGAACTATCGCTGCTTTTTCTATAGCATCCCCAGCGTCATCAGCTAGATCAGCTAGTTGAGCGGGAGCAACGCCCTGTTCAGCAGATGTGATGACTTGACTTTGCGCTGTTTGAGCGTTCTTTTCGGCTGCTCGTGCGGCGTCACCTATATCCTGTATGACTACGCCGCTACCACCCAAATTAGGCACGATGGTTTTGTACTCTCCCAATCCCGCATCCCGTTTCATCTGATCCACTCTTGCGCGTATCTCAGCCTCAGATGGAGTTCCATCAGATGTATCTTCGACAGGTAAGGCAGTGATGCCCTTTTGATTTGGAAGTACAGAAGGTGCCGCAGCAACGGTGGATACCTCGCGAGGAGTTACACCAAACAAAGCATTCCTACTGCCGCCTGCAAGTATCTCTGCAATCTCTGCTTCATCCTCTGTGCCAGCAGCCCTGATGGCACGAGCTATCTGATCATCAGAGTACCTGCCTTCGTATTCGCGGCCCTGCTCAAATCCAATGATAGCAGGTATTAGATCGCCCCTGCGCCCCTTGAGATCAAACTCCTCATCAGGGTCGAGATCAAGTGTGTTGCTGAGATAAGAAAGATAATTATCGTAACTTAGCTTGTTGTCTGATCTTGGGGCATAACGTGATGTAAGGCCCCGCAGAGTGTTGATTCCATACTTATCGTCATATGTGCCGAGGAGTCTAGCGATAGCCCTCAAGCCTTCATCTTCTGACCCAAACGTGGCATATCCACCGCCTTGACCAGTCTCTCCGTAGAAGCCAGCACCGGGGCGTATGTTGCCGGGATTGTTCTGGCGCAAGCCAAGGGGCAGGCCGTTAGCAGCCCTGACCACGCCGCCTTCTGCGTACATAACGCGCTGCGTAGGGAATGGTAACGGGCTAGTAACTGCTCCACCTTTGCCGCCACCCCTATAAGCCCTATCCATTACGGCTGGCCTGTATCTAGAGTCGTTTCTGCGCCCACCAAGCAGACTTCCTAATCCACCGCGAAGCCCTTCAAATGGCATTCGCTGTTGCATCGGGCCATCGCCAAGATCAACGCCAAAACGGTCAGAGGCCATAGACTCGACCTCATCCAAGAACGGCTCAACAGTGTCACTGGACACTTTCTGGGAAAGCTCTTGGCCAAACTGGGCCAAGCCACCAGAACGCATAGGAATAGCGTCATCTGTAGGGGCTGGCATAGTCTGGGGGCGCATTGACTGCGGCATCACAGAGCCAACACTGTTTTGTACCATGGTACTTTTTGGTGCCATGGCCTCAGACATGCCCATAATGCTGCTCTGAGGCACACCAGCGGCTGCCACGGCCTCTTCTGCTACCGTGGGCTGATTTGCAGCCTCACGCTTCATAAAGTCGTCACGGACACGCTTGCGGCGTTTGATTTCACTAAGAACAAGAAACTGAGGAGCAGAGCCTGTCGGCGTCTGCATCTCTGAAATAAGCTGCTGTTCGGAGAAGTTCTTTAGCTGATCCTGTATGTCGATAATGTTCATCAGCCCGTTATCCCCTTATACAGACCAAGTGCAGATATTCCTGTCCCAAGAAGCTGTTGTATTGGGTTATATGCCTGCATCGATGTGGTCTCGGTGGATGGCTGCACAGGAACGCCCCTCAGTATCGAAGACATAAACTGTAGCTGCTCTCTTGGATAGTCTCGCTGTCTGACGAAGTCCTGATAGGCAAGATCAAGGCCAGCCTGATCACGAGCAGTAATGTCCTTGCCAATCTGTTCCAGCAAACGAGCAGACTCAATATCACCCTCTCGCGCCAAACGCCCGAGGTCAGCGAGTCCACGGGCCTGACCACCGGCCAACTCAGCAGCGCCAAGACCTAATCTCTCTGCGTCCGCTCTTGCTGCCCTGTCTCGCTCAAACTGTTGCTGTGCCTGCTCAAATGCCTGCTGCTGCCCCGAAGCCTGTATTTCTGCGAGTTGCCTGCTGAGGGCCTCTTGGGCCATACCTTCTTGAACGGCGGCCCTGCTGCCACCGAAGGCCCCCGCTTGAACCGCTTGAGCGGCCCTGCCCGCCCCCTGTCTTTGAGCATCCAGAATTGCTCGTTCTTTTTGGACATCTACCACCTGCTGCATGTAAGGAGACATATACTGAGCAGCGGCATCAGAGTCGAACTGGCCAGCTTCATAGCCCATACCCTGAAGGGCGCGGCCAATACCGGCAGTGGTCGCTGCCTGTGCAGTGGGTAGGCCAGCTATGCCAGATCCAGCAACATCTCTGGCCCTCTGCCTAGCGTCCAAAAGGTCTTGAGACTCGTCAGCGATACGCTGACCTTGATATGGCTCATACTCACGCTTCGACTCGCCCTCTGTGCGCTCAAGAAGGCGCTCAAAATACGGCCTGACATATTTAGGGAGATTAGACTGAACAACAGTCTGCTCTGCTGGTGCTGATTGTCTACCCTTGCCCATTACCTAACTCCATTCTGTAGGCTATGTATTCAGGCTGCCATCCATACTTCTGTAGGACTTTGCCCCATGCTTTTCTCCCATAACCTTCTATGTGCTTACAGCCACAGTCTGCGGCGTAACTTTCTAGAGTTTCCAGCACTGAGGGTAGCCATTCCTTCATCCTGCTACCCCCAACCCAATCAAGAGCCATGGCTCTTCTGCCGGGGTACTCTATGACCCTGCTGGTCAAGGCGGCTATAACGTCCCTTCCCTCCATGACCAGCCAAAGCACTAAAACCCCATCCTTCAAATCACTCTTTAAATCTTCTACTTCAAACTTACCAGCCGATGTCTCTACAGACTTCCTAAGAACCTTTGTGACATCCTCCCAAACGATGTCCACCCCCTCCATGGGGACTGCCGTGATCATCATGCCGGTAGCATCATACCCTGCGGCACCTGATCAGGCTGTTCTGTCATACCTGTACGCATCTCTCTGACCCTATCCATCATCTCATAGAGGGATTTCGCGCCAGCGTCAGTCGATCCGTTGCCCAGCCCACTAACAACGTCAGCCGGTACGATAAACTCTCCATCAGACAGGACAACATCTTGCTCTCCTTCAAGGGTAGCGGGGATCATGTCATCCATGCCGTCACCAATACCCTCTACCATGCCCTCTGTAACCTGTGCATTTTGATCAAACTCACCGCTGCGAACACGGCCAACCAAATCTCTCAGGGCTTCTTCGCCATATGTGGCGACAAAAAGAGCTAACGCCCTTTGGGGATCGGGATTTGTGCCTTTGATGGCATCAACAGCGTCACTGATGATCTCTTTGTCGTTTGGCTTCTGCACTTCACCGCCCCGTGCGAAGAAATATGGAAGCTCTGGGTCTTTGCCGGGTTCATAATCTGGCGGTATCGGGCGTCTCTTACGCTTTGCGGCCTCTGCCTCTGGAATGTCAAAATCGTCATCTGATTTAAGATCCATCTTTGGCGGCTTTGATGCCTCAAGAAGACCAGTTGTCCCAATAGCACCCAAGGCATACGGGTTGGTCATGGCCTGTTTGATGCCCTCAAGACCAGTTCCAGTGATCGTTGCACCGGCTGGTTGGGAAAAAATACTACCAGACCCACTTGCTGCCGCTCCTCCAGCAGTCTGAGCGCCCCCAGTTATTACGTTCTGCCCAAGGCTTGAGCCAAGTACATCGCTCGTTGTGGCAGTAGCCAGAGGGTTTGAAACAAGTTGACCGCCCTGAGATGTAAACGGTTGAGCGGCTGCCATTTTGTCTGAAAGAGATGTGATGTTTTCCGCCCCACCAGAACCACCGAACATTCCGCCAAGAGCCTTACCACCAAAATAGGACAGCATGCCTGTGCCGATGGCCGTACCAAGATCGTCACCTTGGGCCAAGGAGCCGAGACCAGAGCCAAGAGCGCCAGCCATAAGAGGAGTCATCGCCCCAAGAGCGCCAGCACCAGCTAGTGCAGAGCCACCCAATCCTAGTAATAGTGGTAGAGCCATGATTACACCTCTGTTTCAGACAAGGCCCGCATTCTGTCTACTAATCTTCTAGCACGATTTGGGACTTGCGTATACCATCTGGAATCGACCATCTCGTCTGCTGCCTTGTTCCAATCCCTCGCATCTACTCCAGCCTTCATACCCTTGAATTTGGAGAGACGAGGCCTTCCCATATTAAACATCATGTTGCAGATGATATGCTGACACTCCTCGGGTAAATCATCAAAGTCTGGATACAGAACTTTGCACTCGTCTACAGTCACAGCCATATCAAGGTTGAACACCCTCTGAACTCTCTCTTGTTCGATCACTGTGCCTACAGGCTTGCCATACTCTTCATCATCCTTGGTGATGAGATGGCCAATTCCGAAGGTGGGTAGGTGAAGATGATCTAAATAAATTTCGTACTTACACCCCTCATCCTCTGCGATCTCTGTTCTCAGCTTGTCTATATTCATTTTGTAAGACCTTTGACCTTTTCTACGGTTCTCAGACCGCCAAGACCGAGCATTCCAAGAAGGACGGTCATCAAGCTGTCCATGTCGAACATTGGCAAATCCGGTGCTTCCATGCCAGCGTAAGCAAACCCAAACATTGTCACAGGCGCTAGAACAAAGTGCCATATCATGGCCGTTGCCAGACCCCAGCCAAGAAACGGACGCCAGCCAGCGACGAATATAGACCTATGTTGTGCCTCTGCCTTGTTGATCTCTATCTGACCCATGTTGGCTTCGTGCATCTGCTTCTCGGCCATGGTCGCGATTTCGTGTGCCAGCTTTGCTTTCTGGTCCTTGTCTTCGATGAACTTGTCCAGAAGCCCCGTTACGGGTCCAATCAGCGCCTGCAACATTACGTCTTCTCCTGTTTATTTGTGCCTGTAGAGATGTGGTTCTTCCGTGCATTCCCCACATCCCTACAGATCTCCCTGTGCTACTTTTTGGCTATCCATGCGGTGGTTCCCATATAGGCCCCCACAATTCCAGCCCCTGAAATATAAAACAACGACGATATTTCAGATAATGCGTGTATTCTTTCTACAGAAACCCACGGTGTAAACATGGCAGCCGTAAAAACACCCATTCCAATCAAAGTAAATCTAGCCATTCTAAGTTGAGCTAAACTTTTCCTTAGATCCCTTTCAGTTTCTTTTATTTCTTTTGCGTGTTCAAGCTCTTCATCAGTAACGACGCCATCGCCATCAATGTCATACTGAGCGTACTTGCTTTTTGTTTGTAACTTTTTGTTAGCCATGACGAGTAGTGCTTGTCCCCACATGTAAAAGTTACCTGTAACTTATGTTACTACTTTCACCGTTCCACTGTCGTTGAAAAGAGCGCCAGTTTCCAAGCCGGTTGCACTTGTCGGCAAATTGGTCAACGTAATCTTCGTGCCGCGCATTTCGCCGGGATTTCTTTCTTGTTGAATGAAAAGCTCAAGCGCACGAATCAAGTCCTGCATGTGACGTTGAGAGTACTCCGCTGGCGGCTCCGGCAGTCTAGGCGGTGCTATCTGATTAGATGACATTAGCGCCTACCATCCTGCTGCATGTCCACCCTTGGGCTTCCCAGCTTCCATTTAGATCCCAAAGCATTTGACTCTATCCTCATGGCAAAAGATCGCCCCCTAGTCCTCGTGTGTAACTGATTGGTGAATAACTCGACAGGAGATGATTGCGTCCTAGTAGCTGTGCCGGATGCTGTATTGTCAAAATTTCCGCCGGGGAAGTTCCTAGACTTCAGCGTAAATGTTGCCTGCGGTGTGCTGAGATTTGTTGATCCGGCGAATGTCAGGTCAGGTATCACCCTCTTGATGTATGTAAACCTGTCACCATCACCGATATCCATGGCACCTGACTCTATAAAAGAGTTCATGGATGTGCCGTCATCATCATAGCCAAACTCATGGTTGTACAAATACGATGAGCTTGCCGCTATAGGATAGATTCTAGTACCCCTGTCGAGCCATGCAGTTCTGTCCAGATTCCCAAAATACCAGATGCCGTCTGCATAGTTATAGACGACATACCTGTCATTATCCGTGCTGCCTGCGGAAGGATAGAACCAGAAAACCTCTGCAAACTCTGAGTTTACCCCAGCGTAGACTTTATCTGACTGTTCAATATTGAAGTCGAGAAACACCTTATCTTTGACGGTGCAGGGCAAGGACTCAGTTTGTCCAGCGTATGTGTAGAACGTATCTATCCCCATCCAGTAGACAACATCTTCTGTGGCAACCGCAGCATTTGGACCCATGATCGTGATGTTTGAGGCAAGCTGCTGCAAGCCAAAGGTAAACGGCGGGCCGATAAACCGCATGGAGTTTAGGGATGTGTCAGTCCAAACCAGTATCTCACGCTTTGTCTCCACGGCCTGAATAAATCTAGAGCCAGAGCCGAGCCTTAAATCACCGGCTGTGTTTGTGCTTGTCGGGAACCAGTCTATGGGGTTCTCCTGAGATGAGAAGCGTATCAGGAGCGGGTCTTGTGTCCCATCACCTTGGGTTGCGCTTGAACTGGCACCAAGGCCATCGCACCCAAATGCAATCACATGCCTGTCTTGATCAGACACAAGAACCTGCTTGGCTATTTGTGGAAC